CCGTCGTCGCCGACGGCGCGGTCGTCGCCCCCGCTCTCGACCTGCCGGATGGCGTCCAAAAGCTCGCGGTGCTCGATCCGCCAGGCGTCGAGCTGCTCGACGGTCGGGCGCTGGGCGTGGACGGTGGCCGCGACGAGCGCGGCGAACAGGACGGCGAGGATGAAGCAGCGGATCATGCGAGGATCTCCTTCGAGGCGTAGTACGCGCTGGCGCGGGTGTAGGCCTCAAGGCGCGCGTGCTCGAGGTCTTCGTGGATGGTGACGTCGGGGCCGTCCTCGAAGACGGTGGCGGTGCACGAGCCGTGCCAGAACACCCACCAGCCGCGCTCGGTCTGGTTCTGGACGACACCGTAGTCGATATCGTCCGCCCAGCCGGCCGAGATGTAGGCGCCTGGGTAGAGCCGGTCGAGGTGGGCGCTCATGCGTCGACCCCGTGGAACTCGCCGCCGCAGGAGCAGTCACAACTGCAGCCCTTGGCGCGGCGGCAGCCGGCGCCGCACTCGTGGTTCTCGGCGATGGTCGCCGTGATCGGAAAACAAGGCACGTTTTCGCCACAGCACTTCGCACTGATGGTGCCGGCAAACGTGCCATAGTGCTTCACTTCACGGCGCACGCCAGCAACATCCAGCCACGTCTTCTTGCCGGGCCAGTTGCCGGCAACCGTCGCCTGCACGCGCACGCGGCTCTTGCACTTGGTGCAGACGCCAAAGAACACGGCCGGCACGTGCAGGCCAGCAGCCACGGCCGACGGTGCAACCGGGCGCGTCAGGCGGAAGGCTTCAACTTTGATGGTGGAGGTGGTGCTCATGCGTGAGACTGTAGTCGGTTGTCGCCAGTTGTCAACTGTAGTTTCTTGGATTTTTTATGGCCTCCACCGCTCGCGCCCTCGAGCACCTCCTTCCGGCGCGCCCGGGGCCCCCGGGTCGCGCCCACCGCGGTCCTCGGGGTGCAGGCCCGCGAGCTCGGCCGGCCGCCGCCGGCGCTCCTCGCCGGGCGCCACGCGCAGCCCGAACGGGTGCGCCTCGAGCCAAGCCCACGCGCCGCTCGTGGCGTCCACCTGGTCGAGCAGGCGGGCGTCCGGGAAGCCCTCGAGCTCGTCGAGGTATGCCTGCGTCCACGGTCCGGCGTAGATCCGGATGCCGTCGCGCTGCTCGGTCCACGGGCGGCCGGCGTCGGCGCCCCACCAGGGCTCGCCGGTGTCATTGCACTCGCCGCGGCGCTGGTAGCCGCGCTCGAGGCACGAGGCCACGGGGTCCGCGCGCGCTTCCTTGCCGCTAGTCGACACCGGGGTCCGGACCATCACGCGCGACTCGGCCTCGGTGAGCGGCGAGCGCGGGCGCGCGCCGACGACCCGGAACCCCTCGGCCTTGAGCCGCTTCGCGAGCGCCTCGAACTGGGCGGGCCCGCCGGAGCCGCCCTCGATCTCGAGGCCGACGATCGTGTGCCGGCCGTCGAGGTGCGCCTGCCGGCAGATGGCCGCGTCGCGCTTGCCGGGCGTCGCGCGGAACGCCACCGCGTGCACGACAATGCGCGCCCCGCTCCGGAGCCGCGCCATCAGGACCCCAGCGGTTCTCGCGGCGTCCTCGCGCTCGCTGGCCGCGAGGTCCCACCAGCGGATCTGCACGGCCTCGCCGCGCGGGATCTCGTCGTGCTCGGGGTCGAGCATCGGCCCGAACCACTCGACGCGGAAGTAGTCGCCGGGCTCGCGCGCCGACCAGTCGCCGGCGAGGAGCTGCTGCCGGACCGTCGGGTGCAGCCGCATCAGGGCGCGTCGGTAGGACGTCTGGTCGAGGTGCGGATTGTCGTCGAGGCGCGCGGGGACGTATAGGTGCTGGGGCTCGACGACGCGCCCGGTGCCCACGTCGACGCCGCCGACGAACCGGTTCCGCACCCAGGTATGCCCAGGGCCGCCCGGGTTGCTCGCGGACAGCGCGCGGAGCGGCAGCCTCGAGCCGTCGGGCCGGCGCAGGCGGGACAGGCTGATCCACTCGTAGGCGGTCGCGTCCGGCCAGTGCGTAAGCTCGTCCCAGGCCGCGAGCTGGTACTCCGTCGACTGGAACTGCAGGTCGTCTCGAGGATGCCCGTGGTACGCCATCTTCACTCGCGCGCCGTTCGGGAAGGTGAAGAGCTTGTCGGTGCCGTTCCAGTCGACGCCGGCCTTGAGCCACCAGCGCATCGCGCGGTCCATCAAGGCGCCCGGCTGCGCGAGCTCGGCGTAGGACCGGCGCAAGCAGACGCCGGCGAACTCCGGGTGCTTCCAGGCGTACTGCGCGGCCGACATCAGCAGCGCATCCGACTTGCCGCCGCCGGCGGCGCCGCCGTACAGGGCCTCGAAGACGTTCGCCGGGTCGGCACCGCTCGTGACGTGCGACCCGAGGAACTTCGCCTGCGGGCCGGTCGGCCAGTGCGGGACGTACGGGTTGCCGGCGATATGCGGGCAGAGCGCCTCGAAGACCTCAAGCACGTCCTTCCGGGCCGCGGCCTCGCGCTCGTGGATCACCGGAACAGGTCCTCCTCGGCGGCCTTCGCGCGCGCGGCGTCGTCGGCCTCGCGGCGCAGCTCGCCGACCAGGCCGCCGAGCCGCTCCATGTAGTCCGCGAGCGCGATCGACTTCGGCACCGGCGGGCCGGCGTCCGGCTCGCCCTCGAGGTCCCCGCCGCCCTCGCCAGCCTTGGCGCGCGCCGCCGGCGCCGGCTCGTCCTCGCGGGCGAAGTACTGGAGCACGAGCTTCGCGGCCGCCGTGTCGCCCTGGGCGGCGCGCACGAGCATCGCCTTGCAGACCTGCCAGAGCGCCTCCTCGAAGTCGACGCCTTCCGCCTCGGAGTACCGGTAGGCGAGCTGCACGAGCACGAGCCGCCCCCGCTTGACGCGCGCGACGCGGATAGCGTCCGGCCGGAACACGCGGAACCGTCCCGTCTCCGGGTCGCGGAACCGTTCGCCCGGGACGTATCCGGGCGGGATAGGGTCGGTCGCCATTAGCTTTCCTCGCGGCGCCAGAAGTCTACCAGGGCGCCGATGCGGTCCGCGCCGAGCTCGCCGCGCTCGGCGCGGTGCAGCCAGCTCACCGCGAGCCCCAGCCGCGCGGACAGGGCCTCGAGGGTCCAGCCGGCTCGGCGCCGGCGCAGCCAGCACCACTCGTGCGGCTCGAGCTCGAGGTCGGCCATGTTCGGCTGGTCGACGCGGCGTAGGTCGCGTTCCCACAAGCGGACGCGGTGCACGGTGACGCCCACGAGGCCGGCGTACTGCTGCTGGGTGACACCGAGCCGCCGGCGGTGCAGCTCGAGGCGCTCTCCGGGGCTCAGGACGGGGTCGATGGTCAGGTCGGGCATGAGTTGGTCCATGTGAGGGTGATCTCGCAGCCAGCGGCTTCCTGCGCGTTGCAGTAGGCCTTCTGGACGGTGAGCACGACGACCTGGCTGTCGTCGGCCCAGAGGAGGCTAGGCAAGCCCTGCCAGGCGCCGAGGGCGTCGAGCACGGCCTTCGCCAGGTTGTCGAGGTCGGGCCTCGAGGTCTTCGCGACCGGCGCGCTCGAGCGCACCGACGCACCGTTCCGGCCCGTGCCGAAGTGGCTCGCCGGCCGCGCGAACCGGAACTCGAGGTGCACCCCGAACGCGCGGTCCGGCACCGGGGCCTGCAGCCGCGCCCACTTCGCGAGCACGGCCTCGACCGCCGCGGCGCGCACCGCGTGCTTCCAGTCGTGGGCGTCCGAGGGGACGTAGATCCGCCCCGTCCGGGACGCGCGCGGGCGCGGCTCGGGACGCGGTTCACCGGGGCAGAAGAAGGCCAGAAACGGCTCGTCCGGAGTTGGTCCGGGAGCTGCTCGTCCACCTCGTCCACCCCTATAAGGTGTGGACGAGCGGACGAGCTGCGTCCCCAAGGACGGCTCGTCCAGCTCGTCCAACCTCGTCCACTTCGCGTGGACGAGCCGATCTCGTTTGTTCTCAGGTACTTCCATCACTTTTCCTTCCAGCTCGTCCAACCTCGTCCACTCACTTTTTTCCAGCAAAAACCTCGTCCAGCGACATCAGGTTACAAGCAACCTCGCGGACGAGGTTTCCGGGCATTTTGCCGTGGCAAAATAGGTCGACTTTTTTCCACGCGGAGCCGCTTCGACCTCGATCCAGCCGCACCCCTGAAGGCGCTCGAGGGCGGTGCGGAACGCCCTCCCGTCGCCCGAGAACCCAGCCGCCTTCGCGAGCTCAAGGCGCGCGGTCGGCTCGCCCCCGGTGTCGACGATGGCGTCGATGAGCCGCCGCACGACGTCCGGGTCGAGGTCATCGAACACCTCGCCGGCCGCCGCGGCCGGGATGGTGTCTGCCAGGCTGACCG